TCAAATAGATTTGTTAATATCAGAGATACATGGATTCATTACAACCATAGATGATGTGGTTATGGTAGCTCCTATTATAAAAGAATATATGGATACAGCTGTTCGTAATGATGAACACTTGGTAAAACTCGCTGGTGTACTACAAAGAATTATTTCTAAGTCACAAGGTGATAATGATGAATCAATGTTATTAAGTGATGAGGAAAAAGAAGAATTAATGGGAACACTTCAAGATACTGTAGATGATTTACAGAAAGAAAGTGAAAAACTTGAAGCTACAAAAAACAAAACAATTGATTTGGGGACTAACTAATGGGTTCAATATTTATAACAGATTCAGATAAAACTGTAAAGGGATTTGCAGGTAAGGAATATCCAGTTCCATTCTATCTACAATTTGTTGCTGGATATTGTGCCGAAGTGGTACATTCAGAAGAGAGTTTAAGATATAATGGGCCAGAATCTATCAATTCAATCATAGCTATACCACACGCGACTGATAAAGTTTATAAGACAAGAGCTAGTGCTGGTGAGGAATATAGATACTATCCGTTGTTAAGAACAATGAATGATGTTCCCTCAAAGGGAGACCCTGTATTGTTGTGTACAATTGGTAAAATAAAATATTATCTTGGACCATTGAATACAAATGCCAATAGTCCAACTTGGAATGATGACCCATCATTTAGACGTGAATTAGTTTTAACAAATCAAAATATTGGACAAGTTAGTCCAAGAGGAATAAGGGGTGAAAGTCCAAATTTTAATAAAGAATTATCTTATAGTAGATTAACTAAAAAAAGAGAGAGTGGTTTGGATTATGGTGACGCTGTTAATGAAACAACAGGTGATACAATAATTGAAGGTAGGCATGGAAATAGTTTTAGAATAGGAAGTCGTAGTAACAACCCATATGTATTCATATCAAACAAAAGATTTCCTGATAATAATTTAGAAAGTATTGGAGACGGAAGTTTAATCAGTATAACATCAAATGGAAGTTTAAGACAACACTTTAAAAATTTATCTGATGAAGATGGTAATCCAATTACATTTGAATTATCATCTGATAGTGTCGAAGGTAATACATATCCAATTGGTAATATACAATCTGATTTAAATAATGGTACTGACCCTGATGAGACAATTTATCAATATGGTTCAAACGATACAGGTGAAAAAAATGAACAAGGTGAAAAAATTTTTGAAGGAACTGATGCAAACCAAATTTTATTTCATTCAGATAGAATTACTTTAAATACAAAACTTGATGATATTTTCGTTTCATCAATTAAAGATATACATATTGGTAGTGGTAGACATATATCAATTAGTTCAAATACAAGTTTAAACATTTTATCTAAGAATGTAAATATTGGTAACTCTGAAAGAACTGTAATGGAGCCAATGGTATTAGGTGATGCTTTAAAAGTTATTTTAGAACAAATATGTGATTTGTTTACAGAGATAAAAGTTCCAACTACATTTGGACCAGAAACACCAATATCACCAACAACAGCAGTAAAAGCTAATAATGTAAAAAACGGAATTGAAAGAATACTAAGTATTTATCATAAAATTGAAAGAAACTAACAGAGGTAAATTATGAAAAAGAAAAAAACAACAAAACAAGTAATTAGACAAATCGTTAGAGAAGAAGTTGCGATGGCAATTCAAGAAGTAATAACTGAATTGAAACAACCAACACAACAAGTTACTCAACTACCAATACAAGAAAAGAAAAACTTTTCTAAAAATTCTGTATTGAATGATGTGTTGAATGAAACAGCTAATGGTGATGATTGGAAAACATTAGGTGGTAGTGAGTTTACATCTAATAGAATGAATGAATTAGTTGGTAGACAATATGGTGATATGATGAACGAAACACCACAAGCTGTTCCATCAAGTGACCCAATGAGTCAGTTTGTTAACAAAGATTACAGAGAAGTTTTAAAAAGAACTGATGAAAAACAAAAACAAAAATACGGAAAATAAATAATGGGTTTAAAAGACAAAATATTAGATGCAAAAAGAAGAGCTGCTCTTGAAACTAATATGCCACCTATTGATACTAGTAGAAATTCTTATCTCGATAAAGAAGCTGAATATATAGCTGATGCTATTATAGACACATTAAGAGAGGCTAACTTTACTATAACTCAATTAAAGGCACCTGTAGTTGTTGAAAGTTTAAAAACACCAGACCAAGTTGTAAATATTGAATTAGCAACTTTGTTAGGGGATAAAGCTCCTATTTTAAAAGCATTAAGAAAAATACCAATACCTGCTATAGGTGAAATTATAGACAAATTGGAAAGTGAGTTGGAAAGAGCCATAACACCTTTATTGGAGGGTGGTGCTAAACTAACTGGATTGGATTTAGGAAAAGATGCAGGTGGTTTAGAATCAGTTGGTTATGTTTATATTGGAGAAGACCCTGATT